TGGTCGGCCCTGGGCGTGGACGAGCTTCGCATGCGGGCCGAGGGGGAGTTCACCCAGGACTCCATCCTGATGTACCCCAACTTCTCGCCAGTCCACATGATGAGCCTGGAGGGCGGCGTACCGCATGAGTGGACCCGTTATGTAGCGATTGACCCAGGCCACACGGTGATGGCTTGTGTCTTTGGGGCGGTCCCACCTGACGAGCGGTTCCTGCTAATCTACGACGAACTGTACATCCGTAACGCTAACGCACTGATCTGGGGCGAGGAGTTCGCCAAGAAGGTGCGAGACCAGCACATCTACGCGGCCATCATGGACATGCACGGCGGCACGCTCAGAGACCTTGGCTCCGGCCGGCTGCCGTGCGACCTGTATTCAGAGCAACTGAGAAACCGGAAGATTCGCTTCCAACTGGGCGGCCATCAGTTCATCCCTGGATCGGATGACATCGTCGCCAGGACGAGCCTGGTCAGGCAGATGCTCCACATCCGGGGCGATGGAACAACACAACTGCGGTTCCTGGAGGGAGCCTGCCCGGAGCTGATCCGGGAGATAAAGCGATACAAGAAGAAAGTGATCCAGAGCAACTCCGGGGCGTTTGTCACTGACATGCCCAACACCCGCGGCGAAGTCCACGCCGTCCAGTGCTTGGAGTACCTCTGCGCCTATGAGCCGTCATACCACGCCCCCCCGTCTACGCCGGCCGCCGACCCCTGGTGGGTTAAGTGGCTGGCGGAGAGAAAGAAGCGGCGGGGCGAGGATGGTAAGGGTTACGTCTGTTTGGGTCCTACAAGGAGCTAGTTATGTGGTCGATGCCTGAAGCCGGTCTTGGTGATACCGTCCTGTTCCGCCCCCATGAGGGTGCCGATGCCCAGATGGCGTTTGTGGCCAAGGTCGGCAAGGACACGCTTTACCTGTGGGCCCTGTCCCCTGGGTACGGGGGTGTGGAAAAGCCGTCTGTCCACCACGTCGATGACCCCCGCCTGGCGGACAACCCGGAGTGGAAGAAGTTCGGCACCTGGGAACACCGCCCGCGGGACCCCCGGATTGCCCAGCTCTCCGAGCGGCTTTCGGCCCTGGAGCGGCGTTCACCGGGCAATAAGAAGTAGCCCAGGAAACTCCGATGTCTGAGACAAACCCGCTCCGCCCCATCGTTAAGGGGTGGCTAGAAAAGATTCACCTGGCCAAGGAGCATAAAAAGCCCTTCCAGGAGGACGCCGAAGAGGCGATGAACTTCTATGACGGCGACAACGCATGGATGTTCAAATCTGAGTACAGCCGGGGCGAGAAGGGATTTGTCAAGGGCCTAGCGCCGCCGGCCTTCCGGATGACCGTTAACCGTGTCTGGGAGGCCGTCCGGCTCTTTGGCTCAGTCATCCACCACCGCAACCCGTCCCGGGTCTGCACGCCCCGCCAGCATCCGATCATCGCCCCGCAGATGCTGGGGATCATCCCGCAGCCGCCGGTCCCGCAGATGGGGCCGGACGGCCAGCCGGTCATGGGGCCCGATGGCCAGCCGGTGATGATGCCGGACCCCGTGATGCAGATGTACCAGCAGATGGTCCAGCAGACCCAGTTCCTCTCGGAGCGGCGGAACGTCATCTCCAAGCTGATGGATGAGTACCTGAACTACTCAGCCAATGAGATGAACCTGAAGGACCAGTCCCGGATGGTGGTGGACGAGGCCCTGATCAAAGGTGCCAGTTGCTGGTTCACGGAGTTGTACCAGCCTCCAGGCTCCGACCAGCGGATCGCTACTTCGTTCTATGAGTCCTTCGACAACATCGTCTGGGACCCGGACGCCGACAGTCAGGACGACATCCTGTGGCTGGCCAGGCGGAGGTGTCATCCCAAGGACTTTGTGGCCGCCAAGTTTGGCCTAAACCCAGAAGACCTGAAGGGCCACGCCGAGAGCTACGATTCCCGCAGCACCCGCAAAGAGCGGGGCTATGAGACTCGCAAGAAGATGGGCAAGACCAACGACCTGGTCACCTATTGGGAAATCTATTCCAAGACTGGCTTTGGTGACCGGCTGAAGGACGCCGACCAGCAGATTAGGGGCAAGTTCGATGCCCTTGGCGAATACTGCTACATCGTCGTTGCGGAGGGGGTGGACTTCCCGCTGAACGTCCCGCAGGAACTACTCCAAGAGGACGTGGACGAGACAGGCGTCCCCCCTGCCCTGTTCGCCTCCTGCCAGTGGCCGATTCCATTCTGGGCAGAGCCCCACGGCTGGCCTTGTACCATTCTCCAGTGGTTCAAAAAGCCGGGCTACTCCTATCCCATCTCGCTGATCAAACCGGGGATTGGTGAGCTGCGGTTCATCAACTGGGCGATGTCCTTCATGGCGACCAAGATCGCCACCTCATCCCAGACGATGATCGGCGTGGCCAAGGCCGCAGACAACGACCTGAAGGCCAAGATTCTGGATTCGGATGAGTCAGGCTTCAAAATCGTTGAAATCTCCGAAGCCATTGGCCGGAACGTCAACGACATCATCAGCGTGTTCAACTTGCCCGGCGTATCGATGGACATGTGGAACATCGTTGCCGCGGTCACGGAGCTGTTCGACCGCCGGGTGGGTCTGACAGAACTCATTTATGGCATGTCCAGAAATCAGTTCAGGAGTGCCGCAGAGGCCGCCGTGAAGGCTGAGCAGATTTCCGTGAGGCCCGACGACATGGCCAACACCCTGGAGGATGCTCTGTCAGAGGTGGCCCGCAAGGAAGCCTTCCTGGCGAGGTGGCTGGTCCAGCCCCAGGACGTTGCCCCTCTCCTTGGGCCCTTGGCTGCGCAGGCCTGGCAGATGCACGTCCAGGGCATGGACCCAGAGCAGCTTCTGCGGGAGTTTGACTTCCGCGTGGAGGCCGGCAGTGCGAGGAAGCCCAACAAGGGAACCAAGGTCGAACAGGTCAACCAGGCCATGCAGGTCATGATGCCTGTGGCCCAGGGCATGATGCAGGCCGGCATGCCGAATCTGTTCAACGCTTTGTTGGAGGATTGGGGGAGGGCCATGGACATCGATGTGAGTAAGTACCTGGTGCCGCCGCCGCCCCCGCCGCCGCCAGGACCTCCGCCGGGGCAGGAGCCGCCAGATGGAAATCCCGCTGACAATCCGCCGGCTGGGCCCGGAGGCTGAGGAAACCTACCGCAGGGCCCTGCCCTACGGTGAGCGATGGGCTGAGATGTGCGCCCTTCAGTGCCCTCCTGGGACCAAAGGGTCCGACAGGGCCTTCATGGAGGGCCGCCTAAACCAGCAGTGGCTGGACAACATGCCCAAGAAGCAGGCAGAGACCATCCTGCGGGAGGCCCGTGCAGCCGGGATCGACCCTAGCGGAAAGGTCTATGTGGGCGGCCTGGCAGATGGCCGAGCCCACCGTGATCCTTTGGCGTGGGTGGACTCCACGGCGGACATTAAGAAGGTAGCGAGGCAACGCAACCTGACGGTGGAAGGTGCGGTGACCCACCATGGGACTCCCGTGCCACCCAAGCGGACGGTGCTGAATGAGCGAATCATTAAGGAGGAGCTGCCCCGCTACCGCAAGCGGCATCCCGGCAAGAAGGATGGCGAGCTGCGGGAGATGATCATCAACAAGCAGGCACATCCCAAGAAGAGGCAGGGCAAATGATCGAAATCACCCGGTTCCAGAACACCGTCAGTATCGTTGCGTCCAGCGCCGCTGCGTCAACCAGCCCACGGTTCGCCTTTGCCCACATGGCTGGTGCTGGGCTGCTGATCGGCAATACAGCCGGAGCCACCCAGATCGACTGGTACGGCTCCCACGGCCAGAACGAAACGCCCCTGGCGATCTACGCCGATGGCTCTGCTGTGACAACCGCTGTGACAGTAGGTGCCCACCCGGTGCCCGATGCCTGCTTCGCCTTTCCGTTTGTCGTTCCGGTGGTGACAGGCAATACCACCTGCGCCATGACCGTCTGCCTGAAGGGTTAGCCATGTCCGTACCATCATTCCCGCCTCGCTCTGAAGACACCGTCAAAAGCGTAGCCGCCGGCATCGCTGGGGCTACGGAGATTCGCAACATTGTGACCATCTCCCAGAGCGATTACGACGCTCTCTCGGCCCCGGACGCCAAGACGCTCTACATCATTACGTCCTGAGAGAAGAGGCTCTACGGACATGCCGCTGAAACTGGGCACCCAGGACGTTACTCTGAAACTCGGCAGCCAGGACGTTACGGCGTACCTGGGGGCGGAGGAGGTGAATGCGTTTGACCCGACGAGCATCGAAGGGCTGGGCCTGTGGCTAGACGCCAGCAAAACCTCGTCGCTGACATTCAACGCGACCACTGTCAGCGAGTGGCGCGACCTGTCAGGGAATGGCCGAGATTTCGCTGAGGCGACGGCTGGCAATCAGCCAGGAACCCGCACGCTCGGCACCCGGCAAGCCCTGGATTTCGGCGGCAGTGCCTGGCTTATCGGAAACGCGGCATCATTGAGTATCGCCCGCAACGTCGGCGGCTTGACGATCTTCATCGCCGGGGAACTTGACGCCACCGATTCTGCGCGTGTGTTTTTGAACATTTCCCGAAACGGAAGTCTGGCGCAGGCACGCGCCCTGCTTGATTTCGATAGCTCCAGCCAATCTTGCCGGGCCGGCGGT